CCCCGCCCTGGAACTCTATGTCCCACTGGCTGAGCTCGCCCAAGGTGGCATTGATCACCGGTACGCTTGAAAGATAGGTCTCACTTAGGATGAAGCCAGGATTCGTTGCGCCGTCTGCGGCCACAGTTGGGTTTACTTTGACATAACACTTCGTGCCAAGCAATGCGCTGAGCGCGCTGTACGACTCAGTTGCCGCGTAGCTCGCATAGACGGTTAGCGTCAAAGAGTTTGAGAACAGGCCCGCCGTCATGGTGCGGGAAGTTGATCCGAACGCGGTGTCCTCAAGGGCCTCCGCTGTGACCGTCAAAGTCGCTGCAGAAACTTGATCGGTGATGTCCGCGATTCCAGCAAGGGTTGCCCCGATTTGGACTTTTGGATTCGAGAGGTAAGTGGATGTCGCCATGATGTTTGCTCCTTAAGTTCTGATCTGATAGTAGATGATTTGTTACTGCTTGTCGTGGATTATGCGGTTTGGGCTTGGATTGCGCAGTCAAGGTCGTAACACGGGTACAACGCGCCACCAATTTCAAGGCTTGACGGACGGCCACCCATAACGATGATTGATGAGCCAAGCACGGTTGCGACGACGCTGAGAATGGATCGCAGCACAGGCAAACCTGCAGGGCCCGATCCGATCACTTTGACAGGGAACTCGAGTCGCACAATGTTGCCATTGCCAAATGCGGTTGTAAAGTTTGGGGCATCCAAATACACAGAGTTAGGTATCAACTTGGTCGAGTCGTTTATGACACGCAGACCAGACACGGCTGTGAGCGTTGCGGTAACGTCATCAATCGCTTCGTTAAATAGATCTGTGTACGCCATTAGGCAACCGCTGGACGTGGGACACCAAGCAACTGTTTAACGATCGGCGTGAAGCTTTGCTGTGGGGCAGAGCCCATGCCGTCAAAGGTGGCGTAGGTTGACTCCAGAGACCCACGGGAACGCCACAGCGCCGCGCAATACATCAACGTGGCCAATGTTGCATCCCCGCCAGGAGAGGTCGTTAGGGAGTCTATGTAGCCCGCTTCTTGGCGGCGGCGATAACAGAACTGGTTGCCAGCCGACACCGACTGCGTGAGCAACGTGTAGTCGTCAGATGGGTTTGCAATCGTTACGCCGATATATGACATCAATTGCGCGACGGTCACCCAAGTGCAAACAGGGTCGTATGTGATGGTGCCGGATGCCGCGACACGCTCGACGTCGCTTGCAGTCTTGGCGTACAGCACCTGATCGGCAATTGGAACTTGGTAGTCGTACAACAAGTCGCCCTGTGTATCAACGCCCGAGAACAAATACTGAGGCAATGCGCGCACCGTGTAGGTGCCATTAAATGTTGCGTCAACAGAGGCGACCGTAATTGACTGGCCGACTGCAATCTCCGATGGGGTCAGAAGTTGCAGTACGGCGTAGTTGTCAATCAGGTACTTATTGGTAACTGTATAAATTGCCATGAGCGGTAATCCCGCCCCCGACTAAGCCTGGGTGATCTTGCGGATCATTCCACCGATTGCGGCGAACGTTGAAACGTAGCCATGGAAGCTCATATTTCTGCCCAGAACTGAAGGATTCTCCAGGCTCTGGAGGCCCCTGATGCTCTCGTAGAACTCGTAAGCATCGCCTTGGCCTTGGCCTACGCGGGTGATGATCATGGTCTTGGCAGCAAAGTTGCTGTCAACTACCAACTGCAAGCCGAGTGGGTTGCCGTTCCATGAAGATGCGGTTGCGCTTCCAAGTGCGTTCTGACCGGTCAAACCTGCGCCGATGAACGGGAACACTGGACGGCCAGTTGTGTCTGCAAGCTGTCCGAGTTGGCCCCAAACGTCTGGCGATACGAACATGTGTGTCGGTGTCCAGTTGCGACCGTTTGAGATGTCAACGGCTGAGTCATAAACCGACTTCAACAAGTCTGCCACGGTGCCGTCCCATACGCCAGATGCGCTTGCTGCGGTGAGCAAGTTGTCTGCGGCGAGATTGTCCGAAGCGATCATGTATTCGCCCATTAAGTCATTAAGGATTAATGACATTGCTGCGGGTGACGTGAAGTCAATGTCCTGAATTGAGAGGGTCACTTGGCCAGCGAGGGTTGTCTTGCTGATCGAGTTGCTCGCAATCACCATTGTGGTTGCTGATACCGCTGATAGTTCAGGGCTCTGTGCAGCCACCGACGTATGTGTCGTGATGGTTGGACGAATGAAGGTCTTGGATTGTCCACTGTCTGGGTATGCGCGAGCGCCTACGGCTTCAACGACAGGGCGCAGGAAGTTGAGGTCCTGCACAAGCGGTCCCAGCACGGGAACTGGAAGGAGGCCAGGGGTGTCAGTCGTAAGCACGTCGCCTGCGGCTGCCTGCAATGCGGTGCGCTTTGACGCGGTGTAATCGGCAACTGCGGCGTTCATGTTTTTGAACGTGTCGCCACCGATATGGTAAGCCGCCATGAACTCGCCTGCGCTTGGCAGGATAAATTCTTTTTTGGCTTGTGCGAAAATTGGTGCGGTTGGGATTGTTGCCTCAACTGCTGGAACGGTTGCTTCTGACATGGGTTCTATCTCCTGTTGTGGGACTACTTCTTCATTTAACACTACTTCTTCTGGCTCTTGGTGGATGCTTGCGGCAACGCTGACGATGTTGGCCAAGTCACCAAACGCGCCGACGGGGACAAGCGATAGCTCTGTCCAGTCAGCGGCTTCAATGATCATTGTTCCTGCTTCGTCATACGAAAACTTGGTCGGATTTACGCCAACCGAGACCTGATCAATGGTGCCGTCCTGCGCCATGATCAAAGCGTCGTTGCCAAGGCTGGTGGCGCTGATCTTGGCGCTGAACAACATTCCCTGTTCGGTATCTACGCGCTCCGTCACAATTCCTACGGGCATTTCAGCCGAATGGTAGAGGAACAGACGCGGTGCTTTGCCCTCGACTGGCAATGAGCCTGGACGAAAGATCACAGCTGTGCCATCCGAAACCGTTGCCGGCACGTTGTAGGGAACTGCGGTTCCGCTGATGGTGCGTCGTGGTGCGTCGCCTTTCGCGGCGTCGAGCGTGAAATCTCCTGCAATTAATTTGATCATGATGCGATCTCCTCTTGTGTGTTTTCTTCAATAACTGTTTCTCTGTTGTCCATTGTGTCGGCCATGAAGTTCTCTTCAAGGTATTCATGCGCGTCAAAGCAAACCGAGGTTCCGCGCGGCAGGACGTTGTCCATTGATAGCGCCCCAGCAATTGCATCGGCATACAACTTGACACCAAACAGGTAAAGGTCGGCGCGCGCTTGTTGTGACGATTGGTATGAGTACGCGCCCGTTGCAACGCCAACGAGGTATGGCGGGACGTTTGCGAGTCTGCTCATCTCAAGACTTTGGTATTGCGATGCTTCAATCAACAGCATCTTGTCTGGTGTCGCGTTGGTTTCCGTGTAGGTCAGGTACTGATTCAGAGCGGCTGTCTGGTTGCTGGCACGAGCCAAATTGAACTGCGCGGCCAAATCGCTCAACTCACTTGCCGAGAGGGGCTCAGAGTTTTCGGTCTGACGAAGGATGCCGGCAGGGATGCTCGATGAAGCGTTGCGATTACGTGCTGCCTCAAGCTTGAGCGCGGTCTCGATAGCGCCAGGTGCGGAGTAAACCAAACCCTGCTCTGGCGATAAGAATTGCACAAGGTTTGCTGGGTCAATTTCCCCGCCTTGGAAGTAAACCTGTGTTGACGGTGCAAACCAGACTGGCCCAGATTGATCGGTCGTGGTAATTGATCCGGCAGGTAGTCGCGTGAACGTTGCTGGGTATCCGTCGGCTGTGCGAGAAGTGATGTACCAGAACGCTCTGCCAAAGAAGAATAAATCGTCCAGAGTCCAGGACATGAGGAACTGGTAGCTCACGGTCGGATCTGGTCGGCGTAACCATGAACGTGGCTCAAGGTAAACCTTGGTCATTGCCTCTTCGTCGGCGTTCCAAACTTCGTTGTACATCCGCAATGGCATTGATCCGATTACAGATTTAAAGAGTGAGTTTGCGCGGTTGATTGTTGGCACGGATACGGCCTGATTGCGCGCTTCGCCTTCGCGATACGTGTAGTACTGGCCGATCATGTTCACGCCAACATTTGACGATGAATAGCCAGGAGCAAATCCAGTCGCGGCAGTCACCTTTGCAGGCACGCTTATTGCTGATTTTTTTGGCTTGCTAAAGATTGCCATGGTCCTACTTTGTCACATTGGTGGCGACCGCGCATGACTTATCCGATTCCGACAAAAGGCAAGGTACGCGGCCGCCGACGAGAATGTTAGTGGTTAACAGCAACAAGCATGGGTTTACCTGTGTTGGCTGGTCGCGCAATCATGCCAATACCCCAGACCATTGTTCGCGCTAACTCGATTGGTCCTGGACTGCGCTTGCTTGACAGCACGATGGTGTTGTCGGTCCTGACGGCTACCGCTCTCTGGACGTGTTCTGCGAGAAGTTTTTCGCCTGTGTGGAGTAGGCGTCCCTCGGCAATCATGTTTTTGGCAAGCGGTGTGAAGCGTCCAAGTTCGGCATACCCCACGACAACCCTGCGGCGTTCAATGCTCGGCGGGCAGGTTGCGTCCACGGTCGGCGACAAGGCAAACCTAATTGTCGGATCTTTGGCAAGTTCTTGCACGTTGTCCCATAGCTCTGTAATTGATTCGGCAATGAACGCGACGGTGACAAGCACCCGTCCGTCTGGGAGGTTGACACATCTGGTTGCGCTGTATCTGGAGTCATCCAACGACGACTCGATTGCCACGACACCGCCGTCTGGGATTACGCCGTGGTATTCCAATGATGGCCACTTTCCTGGCTCGATCCATCCGCGCACAACACTCACCCAAAGGTTGAGACTGGCCCTTAAGAAACTGGCGCGATCGGGGTTAGT